ACTTCACCCTCACGCAAACGCATACGGTTTAATTCTGGGGAAATCAACAAGTTTGCAGCGGCAGCTAGCCTTGCAGCATCTACTGTATCCTTAAATTGGCCAGACAGTGCCGCTGAGGTTTGGCCAGTATGTAGCGCACCTTGCTCTAACGATGCAGCTTCTGCTAATGGGTTAGACCCCTGATCTGGGGCTGGGATTGCTCCAAGTTCAGACAAAGCTCTTTGCTCTGTGTCAGCAGCGGACCGTGCTGATCCTTTTACAATGTCTTTTCCACCTTCACCAAAGGTGATCGCTCCTTGTTCACCTTTTTCTACTAGAGAAGAGCTCTCGGTAAAGGGTGTGGTTGGTATCTCTACTTGTTCCGATACGTCTGCGGCTGTTTCATCATCAGATGCCCTTGGGGCTTCGTACATTTCGTTAGGTGCAAGATCATCACTTGCACCCTCTTTTCCCCATCCTTGCATATATAGAATGTGCGCTACGTATTCTGCAGCAGTGGGCTTTCTACCACGAAAGCCAACTCTTCCCATCTCGTCTGCATTAGCTCTGGGTATTTGTGGGGCAGGGGTTGTTGTAGCCCGGTCTCTGCCAGGTTGGGGAGTACCTAGCTGTGATGTTCCTCCTTGAATACGTGGTATTGCACCAGTACCTTCAAGTTGGGGGACTCCCTTTGGGTCTGGAACTACCGTGGTAACCCCAGTGTCTGGGTCAGTTACCTTAGCTTGCCCACGCTGTTTAAGCGACAGCGCTTCTTTAACGTCGGCAATCTTTTCAGTGGTTGGGAATTTTTCAACACGAGCTTGTCGTGCAGAGATTACATCAGCACGTTCTTGAGCAGTACCAAGTTTTTTAACTTGTGAAGCTGCTACGTTTCTAGTGGTTTCTGTTTTTGAAGATCCAAGTCTACGCTTTCTTTCTGGGTCTTCTTTATCAGCTTTTACCTCTTTAGATACTTTTGATTTTGCTGCTTTCTTTAAACCACTTAATTTAGCACGTACATCTGCGCTAGACGACTTAAACAGTGCTTTGAACTCTGGTGTGTTGGAAACGTCTACAACTTTGCCATCTTTAGCAGCGTAAAAACCACCTGAAGCGTCGATTAGCTTTTTAAGCTGAGCGGCATCTTCAGCTGATAACCCACTGAGGTTGGATGTGTCTTCGTTTGGGTCTTTGGCCATTGGTTACTCCATGAGAAAAGCACGCGTTACTTAATATAATACCAGTTATTTGGGTTATGGTTAACGTGTAACAGGCTTAAAAGAGATAGCGGAAATCGTTTCTCCGTTGTCTCCTGGAATGTCGTCAAACCCTATGATAAAGCATAGGTCGACCCCTCTTGGTGCTACGAAGCCTCTGGCAATAGCACATGCTTTAACTGCTTGGTTAACAGCACTGGCGCCTATTGCTCGCATTTTAGGGGACTGGCCAGCGATTACTGACCTGGCTACAATCGACCCTACGCTTTGTGGATTGCTTCCACCTGATACTTTTACAATATCATCTACTGGTTCTTGGGACATAGTTTACTCCGTATGTTTAAAAGGTTGTTATCAACCCTATAATTTTACGAGTAACCGCCCTCTTTCAGCAGAGTAACAAAGTCATCTAACCGCATCACAACGTAGGTATCACCTAATGCTTTTTCACCTTTACCAGCCCGCTTAACAACTAAAGCTGGCATCGACTTGCCCAGTTTGGATGCTTGCTCAACAGTTGCGTCTAACCAACCACTTAGGTTTAGCTTACGTTGGTTTTTACACTGTATAGCAAGCTCTCTTTCGGCAAGATTGTTTCTGATTCCGTTGATATCTCCTGTGTCTTCACTACCTTTGAGGACAGTACGGGCGGCTTTTAGAAAACCATTAGCGTTTAGATAACGTTTAATAGACGTTTCAAACGATGTGCCTTTTTGTTTAGCTCTATTTGCCATAGTTCTGCTCTGCATACTTGCGCCAGTAGTTCCGGCCAACTCTCATTTTATCAAACATCACCTTGAGTGAGTGGAAATCTCTCTCACAGTCTTCAAGTGCGGCTCGCAGCCGTTTAAGCTCATCTGCGGCTTCCTGCATTACTGAGAATGGTGGCTGCTGATCATCCCAGTTTTCTAGCCGGGTAACAATGTCGTCAGTCATTGTGTAGCTTGTCGTTGATCTTACGAAGTTCATTTAGGATATCCTGCAGGGTATCATTGAGTCTGTTAAGTGGCTCGGTTGTATACCGGTAGGTATCTTGCTGCCGCTTAAGTCGGGCGTTTGCTTCTTTTGCTGCGGCGTATCCGTAGGGATCTGACATATCATGCTCCGAATCTTGATGTTCTGCTGTCTTTACTACTTAAACCAATTCTACGACTTAGCTCTCGCGAAAGCAACTGGGCCCCGCGTTCACAGGATTCAAATACAGCTTCAACGAGTTTACGATAAGCTCTAGAAACTTGATACTTCTCTTGCTGAGCAACAACCCTATGGTCGGTGTCTCGACGTGCCTTAGCAATGGTTACCCGGTCACCCTTAACATCAGACCCCCACTGCTCAATCAATACTTTTGCTTCTGTGATTCTACATAGGTTGCCATCCCTATCTTCATCAATTTCAGCTTGCACTAACTGGCCCTTTGTGTAAGATACCCAAGACATGAACTCTGTATACAAATCCATTAGGTCACTGTCGTCTAGGTCGTCTAGGTGGTCTGGTAGTTCTGGTGGGTTGTCTGACGGCCTAGTAGGCAGGGAGAACTTACTCTTAAATTTGGAGAGAGCAGGGTCTCCATCATCTTTTGGTATTACTCTCAATTCCAACAAACTTTCTTGTAGGGGCAGTATTTACAACCGTTAGCCTTACTATCAGATGCCCAAACTGGGCGCTCTGGTTCTGTGTTGTCCTCTAAGTGTGCAATAACTTTGCTGCAGTTGTTAAGAATTGGCTGCATTATTTCTTCTTGAAAGGTAACAGTAAATTCCTTTACCTCTTGGGTGGGCTTCCACTCATAGATGAACACTATTTTGTCGTGGCCTGTGCAGTGCATGTAGATGTGGCCCTGACGGACGTGGGACGCAAATGGCTTTTTTATGTTTTTCCAAAGGCCGTCTAGGGTTAGTTCACCACTTGAGTATGCTTTGTACAAGTTTGGGTGATCCCACCGCACGGTGCCAAGGCCAACGCTCTTTATTTCAATAAGGGCTTTGCCTTCCCCATCAACCAATTCTCCATCCGCGTGACCGAGTATGCGAAACCCATCGTCACGTACAGGTACCTCGCGATAAAGGACATTACTAGAATTGCACTGGTGGCAAGAGCTAGGAGAAACCCCGTACCATACTTCAGAGCACGACGCACATTCCCATTTGCCACCAAGGATGCCAGCTTGGTGCATCCACTTCTGCCACTTTGCATGAATCGCATGGCCCTCCTCAAACACATTTAATCTAGTCATATTATATGACTCATCTGAGGCAGGATACTTGTTAATTTTATACCATGCGGCTCTAGCACACCAGTCTTTCTTTGAAAGCTCAGAGGGATGCAAGTGGTCAGTGTCTCTGTGTTGGTTTCTCTCACGGTTGTTTACCACAAGCCGCTCTTGTATTACTGGTAGTATACGACCTTTTGACTTTATTGATTCTTTGTAAGTCTTGGCGTACCAAGGTGTCTCTGTCACAGACGATCCCCGTCTACTCCTACCAACATTTGGAAGTCAGCCTCGTTAAGAATTACGTAGTGTCTGCCCCCAAGGTCAAACTGAAGCACTGGAAGACGGTCTTCAAGGACACCGCGCTGAGTAAGATCAGCCAACTCACTAGCCTTAATTGAGTAGGACTTTAGATTGTTTGTGAGCTTGTTCTCAATAAGAAGCTCGTGAGTGCGCACGTCGTTCTTTCTAAGCCAACCAGACCCAGATCCTGCGTTCCTACTGCCTTTGTACATCTTGGCAGAACGCTTCTCCTGCTTCTTGGAAGCTCTCATAATCTCACGTTGCTGATCTGCTCTGTCTTCTCTACCGAATATCATAGGAAATACTCCTTTGCTTTCTCTTTGAGTTCAGATTGTAGCCCCAAGTCCTCGCGAACTCCAAGCAATAGGGCATCTTTTCCTTGCCACTTTTGGTCTTTGTAGTTGTAGTACGCTCCAGCTCTTGTGATTATGTCTGTTGCAATACAGATGTTAACAATGTCTTTGATCACATCAAAGTCACCTAGTTTGAATGATTGGCAGTCAGCAAAGTAGAAGTCAACAACAGCAACCTGTTGCGGTCTGTACGTCTTGTTCTTTAGAGTTCTGGCTTTAATGGTCTGACCTACTGGCTCATCTTTAAACTTCAACCACTCATCTCGTTTTACTTCTAGTCTTACAAAGTAATGAAAGTTCTTGGCTTTACCACCTGGTGTGGTGCGTGGGTCTCCATACATCACGCCAATCTTCTCGCGCCATTGGTTGATGATCAAACCAGTGCACCCGCGATCCTCGTTAATCAACGACCGCTTTTGCGCCTTGCTGCTCTTACGGAAAAACTTTCCAGTCAGTCTAGCTCCTAGACCCATGGAGAACTCATCCATCATCTTCTCAGCTTCATCACCGGGGACTAGTGCCGGAAGTGAATCTAGAACAATGCAGTCAACTGCCCTATTCTCCATTGCGCGAATAATAAGATCGTAGACTTGCTCCATTACGTTAGTCTCAACTACCCACAGGCGGTCTAGATCAACGCCGATAGCTTTTGCATAGTCTGGAACAAATTCTTCGGCGGCAATCCACATAGCCACCCACTCCGGGTCAGCAGCTTGGTTAGCAGCAATGGTCTTGTAAGCCAAAGCTGTCTTCCCTGATGACTCATCACCAATGATCTCAGACCATTGGTTCATAGGCCACCCGCCGCCAAGCATAAGATCAAAAGCTAGTACTCCTGTTGTAATACGGGGCACTTCTTCTTTTACCTGGTTTCCTTGTACAATAACTTGATCTCCATATTTCTTGTTAATAGAAGAAATAATGGATTCAAGGCTCTCACGGCCAGTTTCACTTTTCATTGTTTTCCTTGTTGTTATACTCCCCAAGAAGCTTGGGAGGCTTGGTCGTACATACCATTCCAACCGCATTCAAAGCATCGCGGTGCTGGGCTGTTACCGTTGATTGTTGTGTTTCCACCTTTAGCTGTACGCACAAATACGTTACCACTACCACACTCTGGGCAGGTTAGATTCCCCTGCTTCTTAGCAGCTTCTCCTCGACCTTCCCATAGATGCGGTTGTCTTAGGGCTTCACCCATGGTAATGGGTTCGTTTGATACAGGTTGTTGAGGTAGTGGAGTGTCTCTGTATGGCTGAGGATTAGAGTGAGTCAGCCCAGACGGTAGGCGTATAGGGATTGTAGTCGGTGGCATAGATGAAGTTGTGGGTCTAGAAGAAGTGGTTGGATTACCACTAAGTTTCTTAGACCACCAATCACTGCTCATCCTCGTCATCCTCCTCTAAGTCGTAATCGTCATCTGATAGTGCTGATGATAACATGAATCCTAGCAGTGACACAATATTAGTTTCAACTAATGATGGGTCATACTTCTCAGGTTCGACAATGTTCAGCATCTCTTGGTCAATTAGGTGAGCTATGGCTGCTATACCAAAGGCTGTAATAATGTTCTCTGTAGAGACAATGGTGTCCTCGTCTAGATCGCTAGTATCACGCAGGATGTTTACCATCCAGTTTGCGCATTCTTTTACGCTGTCTAGGATACCTGCGTGAGATAAAGTAAACCATTTTTGCATTATGTCCATGATTTCGTGTTCTTGAACTTCTGCAGAGGGAACAGAGAACCCTGCAGCATGCGCTAACTTCTGCCCTTCAAGTATAGAAAGGGTGAGGTAAAAGTTACGCTCTTCGACTGGACTTGACGCCATCATCACCCTTTCGCCTCCGACCAATTATACGCTGAGTGGCATGAAACTTTTAACGGAATACCATTAATAATGTTACCATCTCCCATAGCTAATACAAACTTTTGCTGTAACTCGTCAACTATCTGCTCTGGGACCATGGCTACTAGTTCGTCATGCACCTGGACTAAGATCTTTGATCCTGTCCCAGTTAGTACATTGTTTACATCAATCATGGCTTTCTTACATATGTCAGCAGCAGAACCCTGTACCACCGCGTTGACTGCCTGTCTCTCTGCTCTGGACTTTAACATGCTGTCATCCGAGCGCAGATCTGGCAGTCTACGCCGTCTTCCTGAGATGGTCTCAACGTACCCATTCTTGATACCTGCTTCAATAACACTCTTTTTCCATTTAGTGATGCCAGAGAACTGCTTGTAGTACTGATCGATGACGGAGCGTGCGTGTTCTACGTCAACTCCTGTGGTTCTTGCCAACTTTTGAGGGCCACCACCATAAGCCGTGAGAAAGTTAACACCTTTACCAAGCTGGCGTTCTTCTGGGGTAACCTCAGACACATCCTTACCTAGGATAAGAGCGGCAGCACCCGCGTGGATGTCCTCGTTGTTCAAGAAAAACTCGCTCATCTTTTTGTCTCCGGAGAACATGCACATAACACGAAGCTCGATCTGGTCGTAGTCAGCGACTAGCAATACATGGCCGGGGTTAGCTACGAATAAACCACGGACGCTACTGTCTCTTGGGATGTTTTGCAGATTGGGGTTGCTGGAGGAAAGTCTTCCAGTAGCTGTTCTATGCAGGTGGAACGACGGGTGCAGAGAACCTTTGTGTAGTTTGGTAAGTAACCCATCAACATAGGTTGACTTGATCTTTTTAGTTTCTGCCCAGTCTATAAGCAGCGGTACTACAGGGTGTTTGCTTTCAAGATTGCGAAGAGCTTCTTCATCAACCGATGCCGAACCCTTGTCGGTGTACTTGGTGGGCTTTAGCCCAAGACCACCCTCGCTTTTCTTGCTAAACAACAGTTGTTGTTTGTGCTTAGGGCTGTCTGGGTTAAACCCAGGAGGTGCGTAATCCATCATCCCAAGCAAGAGTTCATTTAGATGAGTGTCTAACTCTTTGCCAAGCCTAGTCATGGAGCGATGGTCTACGGGTATCCCGTTGTCTTCCATGTCCATCAACACACGGATAACCTCCATGTCTTGCCGAAGGCAGGAAAGCAACTGCTCTTTATTTTGGATCTTTTGCCACAGGACTTTGTATAGATGCCATGTCCACTTTACGTCTAGGTGCACGTACCTAACTGCTTTGGAGAATGGCACCTGAGTGATTATTGCACCAATCTTGCCGTCCATGTGATAGGGGTTAAAGCCCCCAAAATTGTGGGCAATCAGTTTGTCAAGGCTGTACTCAGAAAGATTCTCATTGAGAATGTGCTGGATAATCATCGTGTCGATGAACGGCCCATCGGGTAAGCGGTCGTTGTAATACTTGCGGATCGATCTGGCGTCAAACTTGACGTTGTGGCCAACCTTGACAACATCACTAAAGAAGATTGGTTCCAAAACTTTGAACACGTCAGTACGTGAAAGTTGCTCAGGAGCTGCTGAGTACTCAGCCGGTATGTAGTACCTAGCCTTTGCCATGGACTCTTTGCCATTTGCTAAGACTTTGCGGTAACCAAGAGGTGGTGTGGTTGTACCGTCACCCCGTTCTTCTGGTACGAGTATCTCACCATTTGGGTGGCCCATGGGTACGGCCCAGGACTTACCCTCTGTTGCTAAGCCAATCCAAAAGACTTCGTTTCTCATTGGATCTAGGGCCAAAGTGTTTTGCCACCTAGTGATGATGGCCTCTTTAGATCTAGCCAACACATCCTCAGATGTTGTTTTCAGAGTGCTTTCGTGCTGCTTCCACTCTTGTTCAATCCACGCAAGAACATCACTGTGACGTTCTACGTTGCCGCGTGTTTCTACGTCAAAAGCAAAAGCGCCAACACTCTGGATGTGTTGGACAATTTTGTGAAGCTCTTCAATTGAAGATACTACGTGGGGGGCCATGAGGCCCCCCACGTGGTTGTTGAGTTGTGACATATCAGTCAGACAAATCTTCCAATGCAATCTGGATGAGGTCCTTGCGGGACGGGATCTGAATGATATCGGCGGTGTACACAGACTTGTTCATGACCTTGAAGTCTGCTTCAGTCAGGGTATCGATGTTCCACTCTTCTAGGTCTCGCTCCTTGACCAGCTGGTGGTTGGTTGCGGAGGTAGCACCCTTACCCGAACGGCTTACGGCCCAGAAGTGCTTAGACAAAGGTCCTTGCCGTGGGTCAACGTGGAAGTTCTTGAGTTGGTCAATGACTCTAGGACCAACCTCGTAGGACTTCAGGACTGGCTCTGAATCAGGAGACAGCAAGACAACGTTGAACGCAAACCGTGTTGACGGACGGCTACCGGCATCGCACAGTGGGCAACCCTTGGGGTCGAGGTCGGCAATGCAGGTGAATGACTTCTGTCCTGAGCGCTCAACCCAGTGCTGTCTGTAGGTAGCGTAAGGCTCATCTTCAAGGAACTTGATGATGATTGGTTCTTCGCTAACACGAAGGCGTTGGGCGTACGGTGAGTCTGCGGACTTTGCCTGCTCTACTGCTCCCCATCCACGGCGGATGGCACTCGCGGCACTAACAGATACCGCGTCGTCGTCCTCTACTACCTTTGTCTGTCGGCGTACAGGAGCTTCTTCTTCCATCACTTCGGTATCGTCGTCGTCGTATCTTGACATGTTTTTCTCTTTTCTCTTGTTAGTTGGGCCACTTGTTTTTTATGTGTTTTCTGAAACCATCCCAATTGGCCTTGTTGGGATCGTCTATCTTGAAATGCTCAAGAGCATCCATCAAGAACTCTACCTGCTCCAAACTGTAAAGTCTACGACCTTTCAAAGTTTTTCCAGGAATTTGTTCGCCCCTTGGCGTGGGTGTTCTGTAGGTGGCTTTGGGTATCCACCCCTGTTGCTCCCACATCCTAATCGTAACTGGCTTACGATTCAAGCATTTTGCAAGTTCTCCTACTGTGTAGAACACCCGCTCTTCACCACTAATTCTAAAGACTTTACCTTTTGCTCCGTTGAAACGGTCGTCAAGTCGGTTGTCAGACTTCTTTGAAGAACGATTCTTTGGTGGGGTCTTTCCAGGGAAGTCTGGTAGATCATTGAAAAAGTCAAGAGGATCGCGTGGCACTTGTTGCCTCCATGTAGGCGTTCTTCCAGTAGTCACGTTCTTCCATCAAAAACTCAATCAAGGACACTGCCTGTTTAAAGCGTACTACGTCGTAAGTTCCACCAGTTGCAGTATGCACAACAGCGTGTGCTTTTAACCATTCGTAGATTTCACTCGTCGTCATAACTCTTGCTTTCTGAGAACTTGAAAGCCCACGTCTCTTTCTTTACATACAAGTTGTCTAGGGCTGGCTTTAGCTCTGGGTTTTCCCATACCTTACCAAGAAGCTTATCTTCATCCAGTACTCTAACTACCTCAGACACATCATCCCAAATGTTGTTCTCCTTGGCCCATGACTCAGCCTCCCTAGAATCTAGGTTAACCGAAACACGACGCTCTCTTTTGATCTGGAAGTCTCCAGCTCTCAGCCACTTATGTCCTTTGTCATCCTCGTCACCAAAGGTGTCTGCTTGGTCATTTAGCTCTTTCTTTAGTTGATCTAGTCTGACCTGGTACTTATCAATTAAGCTCTTAAGGTCACTGTATTCCTTGCTGATCAGGGCTAACTCCTGAGCAGGGTATCTACGGATAATCTTAACAACCTTTTCCATGTCTCTCCTATACGTGTGATTGTTTTAAGAAGTTTGAGAGGCTACCCAATGTAATGTCAAACCCACCCTTGTGGTCGTGGTGTTTCCCATCGACAAACGCTTCGTTAATTGAACGCTTTTGTTGCAGCATCTCATACTGTCTCTCTTCAATACTACCCTGCATAACAAAAGTTGCAATAGTTACATGGGGAAATTGTGAAGATAACCGGATTATTCGCGCTTCTCTTTGTTCTAGCTTACCGCTACTCCACGGGAGGTCATAGGATATCAGGTAGTTTGCCATCGGCAAGTCTACTCCGTATCCCCCAGCATCAGAAGATAAGAACAGACGTGTGTCTGGATCGTTTCCAAATAGCTGTTTTGCCTTGTCTTTTTCCTCAGCGCTCATACCACCCATGAACAGAACGCTGTTCGTTAACTTTGAAGTTGCTTGTTGAATCAGTCTTAGGTTCTCCTTAAAGAAGGAAAACAAAACTACTTTGTTTTTGGGATCGGCGGAGAGAACTTCCTCGATATACTCGACCACTGCATCTAATTTTGGAGACGCCGTAACCTTAGACATGAGTCCTCTAGAATAGATATCATGAGCATAAGCGCTGCCTTCATCAGGCCTCTTTGGATCGGCGTAAATTTCTGAGGATCTAACCACTAGTTGTGGGTTATCACACAGCATCCTTAGCACCGTTAACCTGGACATAATCTGTCCCTGGGCTTCGTTAGACTCAGGATCGTTGTAGTGCTTCCATAGGTTAAAAGACCCACCATGTTTAGACATAGCCTGTTGTAGATGGTACAACAAGTCTTTTGCGATTGACCTATAGAGGGAAGCCCCAGCCTCATCAAATGGTACAGGGATTACTTGGTGAATAATCTCAGGAAGTTGATCAGCGATGTCTTCACGAGTCTTTCTGATCATGCAGTGTGACAAGGAGTTGTGCAGCTCCATTAAGTTTCGGTACCTTAAAGGTTTACCCCAGTGATCACGCACAATGAATGTGCGGTCAAAGTCTGTGAACGGGCCAAGAACCGTTGGGTCTACGAATTCCATTATTGAAAACAGTTCTTCAGGTTTATTCTCAATAGGCTGTCCTGTAAGGGCGTACCGGTACAGCATCGGCTTAGCAATCTTTTTAACTAACTTTGATCTCTTGCTAACCCGTGACTTAAGCATAGTTGCTTCGTCAACAACAATTGCCTGACAATCTACCTTTTTAAACAAGGTAAGGTCTCGCAATAGACACTCAGGGTTTACGATGATATAGCGAGCTGATAATGCTGATTTCCAACAGCGTTCGCGTGCTTTGACAGTACCGTCGATTACAACTACACGTGAGTTTGTAAACCTTTCAATCTCACGCTTCCACTGGTACTTCAGCGACGCTGGGGTAACAACTAAACAACGATCTACTTCGTTACTCTCAAAAAGGGATTCTATGGCGGCAATAGTTGTTACGGTTTTACCGGCGCCCATCACAAGCCCGAGTAGCACTTGGCCTCTGTCGAGCAT